CTGTTATTGCTTTTACGGGTACATTAAGTGCTAATAGAACAATAACTGTTCCTGCCTTAGAAAAATGGTGGATTATGGACAACCAGACTGCAGGTGCTTACACACTTACAGTAAAAGTATCTGGTCAAACTGGAATTACTTGGGGAGCTTCTGATAAAGGAACAAAGATTTTATACGGAAATGGTACGGATGTTGTTGACACAGATATTGGTGGTGTTGGAGCATATGATTTAAATGGAGCAGAATTAACTCTTGATGCTGATTCCGATACTAGTATTACAGCAAGTACTGATGACCAGATAGATTTCGAAATAGCAGGCGCTGATGATTTTACAATGACAGCGAATGCATTTAATGTATTAACAGGATCTCATGTAACGTTTGCAGATAGTGCTAATGCCAAGTTTGGTACTGGCAACGACATGTTGATGTATCATGATGGATCTAATTCTTATATTACAAACGCTGTAGGTGCCTTAAAAATTGCAACAGAGACTTCAGGTATTGCGGTTACCATTGGACACACAACTTCAGAAACAACAGTTGCAGATAATTTAACTGTAACAGGAACATTAACAGGTACTCTAGCGACTGCTGCACAGGGCAGTGTAACAAGTTTAGGTACTCTTACAACTTTAACAGTTGACAATATTATTACTAACGGTACGACAATTGGTCATACAGATGATACGGATTTACTAACACTTGCTGATGGTGCATTAACAGCATTAGGCACAATAACAGTTGGTGTTAATGATGCAGGACATGATGTAAAGTTTTTTGGAGATACAGCAAGTGCTTACATGCTATGGGACACATCAGCAGATGATTTAGTTTTAGCAGGTGCTGCTGGAATTGACCTTGCTGGTGATATTGACGTGGATGGAACTGCTAATTTGGATGTTGTCGATATTGATGGCGCTGTACAATTAGATGCAACACTTACAGTTGGCGCAGATGATCAGGGATATGATATAAAGTTTTTTGGAGATACAGCAAGTGCGTACATGCTATGGGACACATCAGAAGATGATTTAGTTTTAGCAGGTGCTGCTGGAATTGATCTTGCTGGTAATATCGATGTAGACGGAACTGCGAACCTGGACGTGGTAGATATTGATGGTGCAGTACAAATAGATGGTACAGTAACTGTTGGCGTTGATGGTACAGGATTAGATGTAAAATTCTTTAGTGCTTCAGCTGGTGCATATATGCATTGGGATGAATCAGCAGACTTACTAGATATACGAGGAGCAACGGCAGCGGGCGCTGGTTTATTAAAACTTACGACTGGTGAACTTACTGTTGTTGATGGAAATAAATTAGGACGAATAGATTTTCAGGCTCCTTTAGAGTCTGATGGTACAGATGCCATTGCGGTAGCGGCTTCAATATGGGCAGAAGCCGATGATACGTTTAGTGCTTCTGTTAATAATACGGATATTGTATTTGCAACAGGCAAATCAGAAGCAGCTGCTGAGAAATTTAGATTTACAGCGGATAATGAAATAGGAATTGCAGGTGCTAATTATGGTACTGACGGACAAGTATTAACATCTGGTGGTGCAGGTGCAGCTGTAGCATGGGAAGATTCCGCTACAGGAGCGGTAACAGCATTAAATAATGCTACTCAAAGTGAACTTGTTACTGTAGGCTCCACAACAACTGAACTAGATGCAGAAGCAAACTTAACTTTCACAGGTTCTGCTTTAACTTGCATTGGAACAGTAACCGTTGGTGTTGATAATACAGGGCACGATGTTAAATACTTCGGTGCAACATCGGGAAGCTATTGGCTATGGGATGAATCAGCAGATGGTGTTGTTCAAATTGGAACATTAACCGTTGGCGTTGATAATACTGGACATGATGTTAAATTCTTTGGTGCAACATCGGGAAGTTATGCATTATGGGATGAATCGGCTGATTCTTTACTATTAAATGCAGCAACTCTTGATTTAAACGGAACAGCAGATGGTTTAATTCTTGATACTGACGCAGATACAACGATTTCATCACCAACAGATGACCAAATAGATTTTGAAATTGCCGGAGCAGATGATTTTACAATGACAGCGAATACCTTTACAATTCTATCTGGATCGACTATAGCTATTGCTGCTGGAGGCGCTATTACAAATGCGGGCTCAATGGCACCAGATATTACAAGTACTGGTAAAGCATTAGTATTTGGATTTTAACTAGGAGGAAAAAATGGCAAGTGAATTATTAAAAGTATCGCATACAGCTGGAGTTACAAACTCTGAAAGTGTTTTGATTAATGGAGTAAGTGGACATACTTATACTATTCTTTCAATTCTTGCGACAGAAACGGCTGGTGCAGCAGAAACACTTGATCTTTACATTGACGATGGTGGTAGCGGAACGGATTATGAATTACTATCAGATCAAGCAATCGGTGCAAATGAAACTTTTGAATTAACAACAAAATTTATTATTGAAGGTGAAGATCATTTATGCGCTGCAACTGCTTCAGGAGCAGATATAGATATAGTTGTCAGCTATTTAGATCAAACATTATAGGAGTATTTATGAGTGGCATTATTGCACAGAATACTCTGGATAATTCAGGATTAGTAAAAGCACCTGAAGGTGGAGGTGCGTGGAATTTTATTAAGAAACTAACAGCAAGTTCAGATAGCACTTTATCCTTTGTAGATGGTTCAAGTGATGTCGTTCTGGACAGCACTTACAAAACCTATGTCTTTACGTTTAATAATATTCATCCACAAAATGATGCGATTGCGTGGTCATTTAATGGCTCTACCGATACTGGCTCAAATTACAATGTTACTAAAACAACTACAATGTATTCTGCACTTCATGCAGAAAATGATTCTGAAGCTGGTGTTGGTTATCGTGGTGTTGATAATGAAGATTTAGCACAAGGTACAGGTTTTCAAGACTTGACTTATACTGCTGGTGCTGGAGTTTCTAATGATAGTGATAATGGTGTTGTAGGTGAGCTACATCTTTTTTCACCATCAGACACTACTTTTGCAACGCATTTTAAGGTTAGAACTCAAGTAATGCATGATTCTGGTTCAGGTAATATTTTTTCAATGGATACATATACTGCCGGTTATTTTAATACAACAAGTGCGGTAGACGCTATTCAATTTAAGTTCGGAAGCGGAAACATAGACACTGGCGACATTTGCCTTTATGGGATTTCAACATGAGTGGTATCGTAGCACAAAACGTAGGAAGAACCTCAGGTCTAGTTAAAGCTAGTGCTGGAGGTGGTGCTTGGACTTTAATTAAATCTATTACTGCAGCTAGTGATAGTGATATAGATTTTGTTGATGGCTCGTCAGATGTGGTTTTGGATTCAACATATCCTATTTATGTATTTAAGTTTATTAATATACACCCATCAGCTAAAGGTAATTTTCAATTTAATATGAGTGTCGATACTGGTTCAAATTATAATGTAACAAAAAATACTACTGTTCATTTAGCTTGGCACGGAGAATCAGATGCTGGTGCTGCAGGAGGTTATAATCCTTATTTAGATATGGCTGAAGGAACTGGGGCTGCAGATCTTTCAGGAGATATTGTTACAGACAATGATGCAAGTTTAAGTGGGTCTATGTATCTTTTTTCACCTTCAAGCACTACTTTTGCAAAACATTTTATTGCGGAAACTCAAAGAATGGATGATGCCACAAGTAATAATTTATACATGGCTGGTTATGGTAATACAACATCAGCGGTAGATGCGGTTCAGTTTTCAATGGCATCAGGAAACATAGACGCTGGAAAAATAAAATTATTTGGACTAAAGGATAGTTAATGAGTGGAATTATAGCACAGAATGTTGGTAGGCATGCAGGATTAATTAAAGCACCTAGTGGCGGAGGAGCATGGACTTTAATTCAAACACTAACTTCTGATGGTTCTGATGCTTCTTTAAGTTTTACTTCTGGAATAGATAGCACTTATGATGAGTATGTATTTCTTTTTAATAACATACACCCAGAAACTGGTGGTTATTTTTTATTTAATGGCTCAACTGATGGCGGAAGTAACTATGACGTAACAACCACAAGCACCTATTTTGTCGCTGGACACAGAGAAGATGATAGTAGTACCTATTTTCAATATGATGGTGGGAATGATGTTGCACAAGGAACAGATATACTACTTTCTTATTATTTAGATACTGCTAATGATGCTAGTATGAGTGGATATTTACATTTATATGAACCATCATCGACTACCTTCGTCAAGAATTTTATGTTTTGTGGTAATACTATGAGAGGTGCTAGTTCTGCACAAAGTAATAATACTTTTGTAGGAGGTTATCTAAATTCTACGAGTGCGGTTGATGCTATCCAATTTAAAATGGCTAGCGATGAAATTCAAGGCGGCTCAATTTCAATGTACGGAATAGGTTGATAACTAATTAAAAAGGAGATAAAATAAAAATTATGCCAAGATACCATAATATAAACGGAGTAAGAGTTCAGTTCACAGCAGAAGAAGAAACTGCAAGAGATGCAGAAGAACAAGCATGGGCTGATGGTGCGTTTGATCGTGCTATTGCTAGATTAAGAGAACGAAGAAATAATCTTTTAAAAGCAACGGATTTCTATGCTTTGTCAGATGTAACGATGTCAGAAGATATGACTACTTACAGACAAAATCTTAGAAATTTGCCAAGTGGCTTATCAACTGTTGAAGATGTTGATACTGTAACTTGGCCTACTAAACCTTAATTATTATCAGATCGATAGGAGAGAACCTTTCGAAGGTAAGCTCTGTGGGCAGGTTTTTCTACACTATAATAATGTAAATGGACCCTTTTCAAAGACCAATTTATTTGATAAAAGACCTCTATTGGGTATTCCCAAAACTCGTTGATTCTCAACGCATTCTAATATAATCTATTAAAGAAATTGTTATGCTACAAAAGATAAAAATTGCACCAGGATTTAATAAACAAGTAACCGCTACAGGTGGAGAAGGCCAATGGGTAAGCGGTGATTATGTACGTTTTAGATATAACTCACCAGAGAAAATAGGAGGTTGGGCTCAATTAGGAGATAATACTCTTACAGGTAGAAATACAGCTTTACATCATTTTGTTAATGCGAGCGGTATTAAATATGCTGCTTTAGGAACAAATAGAATGTTGTATGTCTATTCTGGTGGAGCTTTTTATGATATAACTCCTCTTAAGAGTACAACAACTTTAACCAGTGCCTTTACAACAACACAAAGTTCAACAACTGTCACGATCACGTTTGCGAGCGATCACAACATTTCTAAGTATGATATTATTTACTGTGATAATTTTAGCTCTGCTACCAATTCTAATTACGATTCTGATGATTTTGATGATAAAACTTTTATGGTCGCTTCCGTCCCGACCAGTACAACCATTACAATCACAATGGGGTCCGCAGAAAGCGGATCAGGAGCTTCCACATCCGGAGGCGTAAGAGTTAAACATTATTATTCTATTGGTCCAGCCGTTGAGGAATCAGCTGCAGGATGGGGTTTAGGTTTATGGGGTGGTACGGTTGCAGGAGAAATTACAGCAACATTAGATGGTGCATTAACTTCAGGTTCATCAAGTATTGCCTTATCAGACTCAGGAGGTCTACCAGCAACAGGATCTATTTTAGTAGATAGTGAACGTATTGCTTATACAACAAACACAACAGGAACAGATACTTTATCCGGTTTAACTAGAGGATCAGACAACACCACAGCAGCTTCTCACTCAGATGGAGCTACTATTTATGACGCATCAGAATATACGAAATGGGGTGCTTCTCAAACAGGTGACATTGTTACAGCTCCAGGCCTCTGGCACTTAGATAACTTTGGAAATAAGCTTATTGCAACCATTGTAGATGGATCAACCTTTGAATGGAATTCAGACGCAACAAGTGCAACTTCAACAAGAGCTACCATTATATCTGGCGCTCCAACAGCAACAAGACAAACTTTAGTTTCTACACCCGATCGGCACTTAGTAGCTTTTGGTACAGAGACAACGGTTGGTACAACATCAACACAAGACGATATGTATATTCGTTGGTCCGATCAAGAATCATTAACAACTTGGACTCCATCAGCAACAAACACTGCAGGTACACAGCGACTTGCAGATGGTACTAGAATTGTAGGAGCTATTAGAGGTCGTGATGCAACTTATATTTGGACAGACACTTCTCTATTTATCATGAGATTTGTAGGAGCTCCTTTTGTATTTTCATTTCAACAGGTTGGAACAAACTGTGGATTGATTGGTAAGAACGCAGCCGTTGAAGTAGACGGAGCTGCTTTCTGGATGTCTGAAAATGGTTTCTTTAGGTATCAAGGTAAACTAGAATCTTTACCGTGTTTAGTTGAGGACTATGTGTATGATGATATTAATACGGTACCTAAGAATCATATTTATGCAGGTTTAAATAACTTGTTTGGCGAAGTGACTTGGTTTTATCCAGGTAGTGGCGCTGCATCTAACAATAGATCAGTAACCTATAACTATATGGACTCATCTAATGAAAGACAAATCTGGACAACAAGTTCTTTAGCAAGATCCACGTGGTCTGACTCTCATATTTTCGGCAAGCCACACGGAACTGAATATGATTCATCAGCAACCAGTGATTCAACGGTTGGTAACACAGATGGTGTAACAACTTATTTTGAACATGAGACAGGAACTAATCAAATTAAAGCAGGTAGTGCTAGTGCGATAGCTGCAAATATACAATCTGGAGATTTTGACTTAGACCAAAGAGGTTTAGCTGGAGATGGTGAATACATGATGAAAATTAGAAGAGTGATACCCGACTTTTTAACTCAAACCGGTGATGCAAGAATAACTTTAAATTTAAAAAATTATCCAACAGACTCAGAAGCAAGTTCTTCTTTAGGTCCTTTTGAAACGACAACCTCTACAACAAAAATAGATACAAGAGCACGTGCACGTGCTATAGCTTTAAAAATAGATAATACAGGTACTGGACAACACTGGAAACTAGGTACCTTTAGATTAGATATACAACCGGATGGAAGAAGATAATGGCAGTAGATAAAAGTTTAAGTCAATATCAGCATTTATTAGAAGGCACTACACTAGGTGCACTTAGAAAAGCAGGTATTGTAGATGCTCCAATACAAAGAAACGTTATAAGTGATCCCATAAAAAAAATAACAGCGCAGACTCCGAAAGTTGGAGACATAAGACCCGCTGAAGAAATTTCTTTTCAACCAGCAGCAGAAATTAAAACAGCTTCACCTTTTAAATTCCCAACAGGAAAAGGTCTTGCATCTTTTGACCAAAAAAAACACAGCGATCTAGCAAGAGCTTTTTATGATAAAACTAAAGCAGGGGGAGAAACTTATCTTGATAAACATATTCAAGCTTTTTTAAATAAACCTGTCGGAATTGCAGATAGAGATCAAGGCGGAGGCGGTGGAGGTGGCGGCCAAGAAGGCTTTAATTATCTAACATCATCTCTAGCACCAGAAACAACATCATTCCTAGCATCCGTAGCCCCAGGAATGACATTACCTGCACTGAATACAGCACTAGCACCATTAGCTCAAATATCAAACGAAGGTGCTACATCTTACAATGATGATCAGATAGAAGACATACTTAAAAGTGAGGATAAAGGAACTGAAGAAACTAAGAATTTGATTACTAGCACTATTGACAAAGTTAATGACGTAATGAAAGACAACAAAGTTCTCAAAACAGGAACTGATTTTGTTATAAACACTACCTTAAAAAACACTGTTGCAAAACAACTTGGAATAGGAAGCATGTTTGGTCCTTTAGGAATGTTATTTAGTTGGGCGTTTGACAAGGTGAGGCAGAAAATTACAGGAAAGGAACCAAAAGGTATAATTCATAATTTAATAGATAAAGCTACATCAGGCGATACAATAGAAGACAAAATAAAAAAACAAGAAGAGATATGGGATAGAGACGATGTAGATCCAGCAGATCGAGGATTTACTTCTAAAGCAGATCAAGCTTTTGCAGAAACAGGAGACTATGATGTTTATTCAGATACACCTACTTCAGGACCTGATTATGGTCCAGTAACCACAGGAACGGTTTTTGATGCAGAAGATTATGGAGATCCAAGTATTACAGATGCTCCAGATATAGCACCCTGGACTTATAATACTAAAGATAATCCTGAACTTACTGCAAAAGCGAATGCAGCGGGTAAAAAAGCAGCAGACGCATGGCTTTCAGAAGCTAGCAAATCAGGAAAGCTTCCTAGTGATATTCAAGGGGAATGGGACAAAATATATAATCTAACTAGAAGTGATATAATTGAAGCTGGTTTGACTAAAGGCCAAGCTCAAGATAGCGGATCATCAGACCCATATTATGATGATGAAGGAGATTTTATAGGAGAAGGACCTGGACCTAGTGAATATGGTTTTGATGATTCCGGAGATTTTACAGGAGAAGGATTGGGTGGTTCACCCGCACCTCCAGCTCCCACACACTATGATGAACCTAGCTGGAGTGTAGATAGTGGAGATAGTGGAGATAGTGGAGATAGCGGATCATCGGATAGCGGATCATCGGATAGCGGATCCTCTTCAGATTCAATGGGTTCTGGTATGGATGATTTTGACTGGGCACGAGGTGGAAGAGTTCCAAAAGCTATTGGAGGAAGAGCAAGGCTGACTAAAGGCGGTCTAACTCAACGCGCGCCTAGAAAAAGTATGCTTAAAGGCGGAAGAGTTGACAAAGCTTTAACAGGAAGAAGTAGAGATATTTAATGGCTAGAATTGTACAATCCCTTACACAACCTTTAGAAAAGTATGACCAACAGATTCAACAGTCTTTTGTAAGAGATGTTGATAGTATTGTTCAAAAACTTAACTCTACATTTCAACAAGATTTAAAAGATGAGGCAGAAGCAGAAAGCTTCTTTGTTGCATAATGGCTAATAGTTTCGTAAATAAAAAGGCAGATTTAACCAGTACTAGTGCAACAACACTATATACAGTGCCTTCTTATGCTACAGCTGTTATTAAGTCTATTTTAGTATCTGAAGATTCAGGTAATGCAGATACAATTACGGTCACCCTAACAGACACAGATGACGCTGTTTTTAGTCTTTTTAAGACTAAATCCATATCAGCTAACGCAACCACAGAACTGCTAAGTCAGCCTTTAATCGCTAAGGAGAGCGAGATAATCAAGGTGACAGCAGCCACTGCAAATAGACTACATGTGGTACTTTCAGCCCTAGAAATTAAGCCTAGGGAAGTTACAACTTGATTTACTCGTTAAAAACGGGTAAATATATAAATTCAGGTGAAATCCCTGCCCTTAATAAAATAACAAAATAACTATAACTATGGCTATAAATAGAGCAGCATTACCACAACAATTACAAGCAGGTGCACCTGATCTTAGACTTACAGGAGATCAAACTCACAGAGGCACTTATACACAGAGACGTAGAGCACAGATGTCTAGCGGAGGTATAAGTCAACTTAAAAAAGCACAAAATTTATTAAATAAAAATGCACCGACAGGTGAATCACTTGCTTTCATCAATCCTCAAGAAGCGGATCTTTTAAAATCTGCAGGAGGATCTGGAATTATGACAGCATCCGGAGTGCCTTCTTATCTTTCATTGTCAGATTTGAATCCTATTAAAGCAATTAAAAAAGTAGCAACTAAAATTAAAGACGATATTATCCCCAACGAACTTAAAAATCCATTAGTGGCGGCAACATTAGCAAATTATGCTCCCGTTATGCTGGGTGGAGAAGATACACTTTTACAAAAAGGTATTGGAGCAATAACAGGAACAACTCCAGAAAATAATGCATTAGACTATTTAAAAAATATTTTTACTGGCGGCGGTGGTGGTAACACAGAAGATTTAACATATGGAATGCCTACAGGACAAGGAGACTATGATATTTATGGTAACAAAATTCCGGAAACAGGCGGTGGCATCGATTGGGGAAAAGCACTTGCAACTATTCTTCCTGGAGGAGATCCAGGTTATGTTGAAGGTGGTTTATATAACCAAATATTTGGAACTGGAGGGGAACAACAATATGACTCAAAAGGCAATCCAATACAGCGGGTGAACTGGCAACTTCCTATGGCAATAGGAGCAGGGGCAGGAAAACTACAACAAGATTATCTTGACCGACAGCCTAAATTCCCAGCAGATCAAACAAGCATTAATTTTCAAACGGCTGCAGAAGCGATGGCAGATCCTAATTTAAGATTCAAACCGAAAGCACAATATGCAGACGTCGCAGAAGGCGGAAGAATTGGGTATGACACTGGTAATAAAGTAATAAATTATAACGAAGATCCTGAGTACAGAGGATGGAAAAAAATGTACGAAATGAATCCAGACGTAGCTTCAATGCACGACAATCATAACACATATTTAAATTTTTATAATGCTCAAGGCCAAGCTCAAGGCGGAAGGATTGGGTATGCAGGTGGTGGTCTCTTAAATATATTAAGACGTCTAATGACACCTCAAGCAAAAAGATTTAAACAATTTGAATTTTCAGGGGGAAATTTATCAAGTGATAAAGACATGCTCCTTGATGATATTCTGGAAGAAATGTCTGATGAAATATATGGTAAACCTTACGGTAACTTAAATAAAAAACAACAAATGAAAATTTCTGACGCTGCAAATGAAGAACTTTTTAATATACAGGCAGCAGAAGGAGATGCTGCTTTAGATCGTTTTAAAGAAGGCTGGGCTCAAGGTGGCAGAATCGGAGCTGACGAAGGCGGACTTATGAATTTAGGTGGTATGGAAAAAGACTATAGACAAGAAGGCGGATTTGTGCCAATAGGTGGCAAAGAAAAAGCAGATGATGTACCCGCACGACTTTCTAAAAACGAATTTGTATTTACAGCAGACGCGGTCCGAGCAGCGGGCGGCGGCGACATCGACCAAGGTGCAGAAATCATGGAAAACCTTATGGAGAATCTGGAAGCGGGCGGCAGGATTTCTGAAGAATCTCAAGGGCTAGAAGGCGCTAGAGAAATGTTCGCAAATACACAACAATTAGAAAAGAGAATTATATAATGGCACTTACACAAACACAGGTATTACCAGCACAGTTTATACAAGATGTAGGAAAGGACTATGCTACACAGCTAACGGCTGCAACGGCAGCACCTTTACCTACATCGCAATTTGCACCATCGGTTGCAGAACAAACAGGATTACAACAACAGGCAACAGGACTTGCAACATCAGGTCTCGGTGCTTATCAACCTTATTTAACAGGAGCAGCAACAGCAACACAAGCACCTGGCGCAGCGCCTTTAGGTTTAGAAGCTTATGGCACTATGGGAGGCGCAGCAGGATTACAAGGACCAATGACGGGACAACAATTAACTGATTACATGTCTCCTTATCAATCTCAAGTTATTGACACCACGCTAGAAGAATTCGATAGACAGGCAGCAGCAAGACAACAATCAATTTCAGACGCAGCAGTTAAACTTGGTGGTTATGGTGGCGGACGTCATGGTGTAGCTCAAGCA